CCAAAGCCATTTTTTGGCTTTCAATAACAATTTTTTTCAATTTATTACTTGAATCAAATAAAGCAAGTTCATCAGGTTCAATCAATTCTGCTTCTATTTCATCTAAATCAGTTTTATCTGTTTTATGTACAGTAATTCCTATAGCATCAGACAAAGCAAAAGTCACTCGTTTTGTTCCAGGTTTAGACTCGATTATATCGCCTGGAAGCAGTTTTTTCATCCCATTTTCAGTCCAAGCTATTATTTCTCCCATAGCGCACATAAAAAAATGATCTTTTAGGTGAACTTTACCAACAATTAACGTACCGGCTGGTCTAGTTAGCTTTCTACAATACATACCTTCAGAGAAGTAATGTTCTGTTTTAAGTTCAACTTGTGGCATACAAGTCATTTCTGCTTGTAATTTTAATATTTGTTCTTGGGTAGGAATACCCATTTTTTCAATAATGTCAGACATTGTAATAAGGCACTTTATAAGGTTTACCAGCTACTGTAATGTTAATAAAGCCTACAGGATTGCTAGGAAGCGTTCCTGTCCCTTTTGTTGCGTTTGTTGCGCTTGTAAAGTTCAATATATTCAAAAAATACTGTTGCCATGCCCTTGTAGGCATTTTTGTTTGTTCGTCTAAAACAGGTGTATTCGGGTAACTATTCGATTGACTGTTACCCCACAAGACATTAGCCATTAGTTTTCCCCTGCGCTTGCTTTAAGGTTAGCGGATACGATTACAGCATTGATTGGATCGGTTACAACTACTTCATAAACTCGATCTCTTGCCCAACCCAATCTACGCCAAATAATACGATTTCTGTATTTACCTGTTTTGCCTATTGCTGACCAATGCTCATTTGACCATGTTGAGCCACCGTCTGATGACCATCGTAACATTGCTTGTGGGTCTGTAGTAGGCGTTAAAGCGTTTAAATTCTGTTGTAAACCTATAATAATGTCATCATTAGGGCCAATAAGATAGCTATTTAATGGGCCAATTAATAATGGATCGCCTACAAGATTGCCTTCTACATTTGACAGACCTGTAGTTCCTACGCCTGGCTGGAATTGAATCTGCAATTCGTCAAAATATTGACGTTGTAAGTCTGTAGTCAAATGAGGGCATCTACGCAATCTGCGTATTGAATCGCTATTATCTGTGTAATTGTTAGGGTCTAATTGATAAATCTGCCCATTTTGCCAATCGCCTACTAAAACTACGTTTTGAAAGAACGCAGAGCAATTTGAACGATGACGATGATAATTATTTTGACTATCTGTCCATAGCCATTTATGCCATAACTGAGTCGTAATGTCATACACCCAAGTAATATCAAGGCTAGGGAATGTCACTACATAGCACTCATGGCCTTCTAATTGATAAGTATAAGCAATAGCATCAGAAATACTTTGATTAACAAGAGTGTTTTCTACAGCATGAGTTGATATTCTTTGTGGAAAATATCCATTCATAATGACTATTTCAGCTTGCCCACGATTGTTTTTAGCTACATAAGCAAAAGAATTGCCTAAACGAGCTATTGAGTTTGCTGCGGCTAAACCATGCTGACTTGATGAGCCAGGGATTCTTTGAAAAGCAAATGGGAATGTACCTTGATCTGCCCATACTTCTGAAGTAGATTCACCTAATAAATAGACTTGTCCATGATCGCAAACTAAAGAAACAAGGTTATCAGGCCCTGTAAATTTGCTTGCATAGCTTAATCCATAAGTAATAGGACTTAAAAGATTAGAGGCTGCCCATTGTTGGGTGCTAGGTCTGTTATAAACAAAGTAATTATCTACAATATCTACAATTGAAGCACCGCTAAATGCGCCATCAGAGCTAGGCAATACGCTAAAGTTGAGTAAATACATTGTTTCAGATGAAACAGTTTGTGTTCCACTTACAACATAATTACCTGTTGATCCTGATCCTGTACCAAAAGTAAGGTTAAAGGTTAACCCTGTTCCTGCGCCATTTGAAGATGTAGCTACTGGATTTGATGGATTAGAAGTATAAGAACCAGCATAAGTTTGACTTAATGTTGTTGGCGCTCCAGGAGCTAGTGCAGTTACAGGAATACTAAATCCTGATCCTGTTCCACCAATAGAAGCTGCTGTTGCAGATAATATTGTTCCTGTGTTTGTAAATCCTTTGCCAGGTGAAGCCAATGTTACAGAAGTTATTGCACCGCCTGAAATTACAATATTTGCAGTAGGGTAAGTTGTTGCTGTTGCTCCACTTACATAAGTAAGTTGAACTCCTGTGTAAGTTCCATCAGTATAACTAGAGCCAGGTGTAATTGTTCCTAAAGTTTGAACGCCTGATGTAATTCCTGTAACAGTATAAGTTGCTGGACTATTGCCATAAACACCACCTAAAATTGTTACTGTATCATTTACAGCGTATCCTGTGCCTGCTGTTGCTATTGATTGACTTAAAACATTTCCAGAACCTAAAGCTGTCACTACAGTATTAGCTGTTACGCTTGTTCCTTGAATGGTTTGACCTGGGTAAATTGTTCCACTTGTAACGGCTGTTACAGTAAGGGTTGACCCTGATATAGAAGCTGTTATAACACCAGCTACAGCAGCAGAGTTCATTTGAATAGCAGTTGCAATACTAGCTGTGTTATTGATTGTCCAAGTTGTTCCGCTACCGCTAACAATAACTGTTTCGTTAGGAACTCCAATACCAAACAATGATTGATTTACAGCAATTGTGCCGCTAATTACTCTTGTTATTGTAAGAGTCGTTCCTGAGATTGTGCCTTGAAATACTGCTGCGCTAGGTGCTGAAATGCGCCATGTATAGCGATATGATCCGTCAACGATATAGACGTTTGTTCCGTTATCACTAATGCCTACTTGACCTGTTGAGCTATTTAATTGCCCAATAATTGTAGGGGTAAAAGTAGAATTTAAAACGTAAACGTATGGGCCACATACTGCAACGCAATAATTGCCACCGCTCACTGTTCTCATGCCACGAACTACTTGAGAATTTTGAAGCGTTACTACGTTAGTAAGACCAGGAGTAGGGTATAAAGCAACAACGCCTCTTGCGCCTTGACCTTTAGTTGAATCAATTTCAGGCCGCCAATTGATGCATTCTTGGTCATCTTGATAAATAGACGGAGCTGTGTACGATGCTCCAACAAAGCCAAAATCTGCCATTTATTTAACATCCTTATAACGCTCAAAACGCCAAATTTTGTGAATTGTATTTTTATGCAAACCAAATTTTTTAGCTAATTCAATATGATTTATAATGCCTTTATTGGCCCTAACAAAACGAATTTGATCATCTGTTAATTTTGCTGTGTGTTTATTTCCAATTAAACCATTGCTAATTGCTTTATTATGCGCTTGACTATTAGGCTTTCCTAATTTTGATTGTCGCATTTTTTCTTTTATTTCATTAGAAAGTTTTACGCCTTTACGTGGGCTTTCAACGCCTTTTCGCATTGCAGACCATTTAGCTTTTTGTTCTTCAGAATGTGGATGAGAATATCCAGAACACCCTTCACCACCATTGCTTAAATTAACTAATTTAATGCCACGTCTTTTATAAAGATCAATACATTCTATTTCAGAAAGAAAAGCCAATTCTTCATCTAAACCATTAACAATAATTTCTGATGTAAAACCATGTTTTTCTACATAAAACTTCCAATATCGACTTCTTTTATTTTTATCAGCGTGACGTTTATCTTTGCCTTTTCCGACATAAAAGATGTTGCCTGTATCGGCAGCACGATGTTGATATATGTAATATTGCATATTATCTGAAAAAACCACCGCTGAGGATCCATCCTGCATCTTTTTGTCTGCTTGCCAACATAGCATCTGCAAATCGAGCAGATTGAACAGGTTTCATATTAATGCGTTTAACTGTAGCTTTAGCTTGAGCAGCATAGGCATTAATCATCGTTATTTGCGTTGCACTAGCTTTTCCATACATAGGCATCAAACGCTCTGCTAAACACCATCTAAGAGCCATTGTGTAGCCCTGTGGAAGAATAATCGTATCATTTAAGTTTGTATAGCTTTGAAACAAATTATCTGTAAAGATGTGCATTTCGCCTTGCGATGGATTAGGCCATACATAGATGTTTCCTAATGTTTCGCTAGGTTGATAATAAAGAGCTTTAGGCCAAGGTCCATTTAAAGTCTTTAAACCAATCATTTGATAATCTTCTACTGCAAGAATAGAGATTGGGTAATCTAAGCCACCATTTACAATAGGCACACCATTACTATTGGTATTAATGCGTACAAATGCTGAATCAATGCTTAATGGGCGTTGATAGTAACCAGTAATCGTTGTAGAGCTAACATTTTGATAAATACTGACTTGATATGTGCCTGCTTCATTGACGTTATTGCCTGCGCCTGTAAGCATTTTTTGAATCTTTGTGCCAGCAGTAATATCTGTGCCACTCAAAATTTGACCTACGTTGATTGCGCCTGAATTGATGCCTGTAACAGTCAGAATGTTGCCTGCGATTGAGCCTGTAAAGCTTGCGTTGATATCACCAGTAGGGCCAATCGTATATTGTGTTTGACCTGGCACAATAGGAAATACAATCTCATTCTTGTAATAGACCATCATTTCTTCGTTTGACCATTGATCTACAAGGTCATTGAGCATATCAAAAGCATCTTGCGCTGCATCTGCGCTAGGACTTTCCCCAGCTTCTAATGCGCCTATGTCTTTTAATGCCCTAGAAATAATGTCTAAAGGAGTTGTCATTTTACATTCCTACTTTGAATACTTGGGGCTGCCAAGGTGGGATTACTTTGTTTTCTAATGCTTCTAATTGTTCTTTTAAACGCTCAGTAATGTGGCATTTGCCGTCTTTTTGAGCTTCTTGCTCAATCCAGTTTGCTACCATTTCTTCTGTTACTTGCTCAAATGCTGTCTTAGCAGTAGGACAGTCAAAATACCAATTACCTTCAGTTTCTACTGATTTATCGTCTTGTGTAGCTGTGACATGATAACGAGCATGAGTAATCACGCCATCTTTAGCAGAAACTTCTAGGATTTTCCAAGTAAACATTATTTAATGGCGTTCTCAAATGGTGTTAGGTCGTTTGAGCCGTAATACTCTGCGCCTTTTGCAATCTGTATAGATAGGTGAGCCTTATTCCTAGCTACGCAGTCTGCCCAATCTGCATCAGTCATATCTTCAGGCTTGCCAGCATTGAATAGGTTTACGCTATCCATTGCGGCAGAATAGTCTTTAGCTACTTGTTGTTCTTGGGTTAATTCAATCATCATTTATTCTCCAAAGCGGTTATTTTTGCGTTGAGTTCTTTTACTGCGTTGATAAGATACCAAGTCAAATTGCTTGCATCTACTGACATAACACCAGTTGATTCTGTTTTTACGCAGTCAGGAAGGATGGCTTGAAGTTCTTGGGCAATTGCACCTAGTTGAACACCTTTAATATTAATAGCTTGTTCTTTTGGCAAATCTGTAACTTCATCTGCTGTACGATATTCAAAATTACGCACTTTAATGGCTGTAATTTTATCCAATCCATCTGTGTTATCAACAATGTTCTTTTTAAGTCTTGCATCAGAAGTAATAGACCAAAGTGTAGAATTATTACCTTGATATACACCACCACCAGCATTAATAAATCCTGTGCTTGAGCCTTTACCAGTAGTTCCAGAACCAATAACTATTGTGCTGCTATCCGAACCAGCAGCAGGGCTTGTTTTATTACCAATAAATACAGAGTCAGTACCAGTTGTGTGGTTTACAGCCCAGTTTCCTGATTGGTGTCCAACATACACATTTGAAGTACCAGAAGTTGTTGAGTTTCCTGAATTGTGTCCTATTGCAGTATTTTCTGTGCCTGTTGTTTGGTTTAGAGAACCAGAACCAACAGCCGTAATATTTGCAGATGTAGTATTTGTATAAAGAGCTTGATAACCTACTGCTGTGTTGTTTGAAGCGGTGGTATTTGCTTGAAGTGCTAATATACCAACAGCCACATTGTTTGCACCAGTAGTGTTTGCCAATAAACTTTGAGAACCAACAGCAGTAATTTGTCCTGTAGTATTGGCATTTGCAGATTGATAACCTACTGCTGTGTTATTAGATGCGGTGGTGTTAGCATATAAAGCCTGTGTTCCAACAGAGGTATTGTTTCCACCAGTTGTATTACTATAGCTTGCGGAAATTCCTAATGCAGTATTTGCAGTGCCAGTTGTATTGTTATATAAACATTGAGAACCTAATGCAGTAATTTGACCTGATGTATTATTTACAGCAGCAAAATAGCCTATAGCTGTTCCATAAGTTCCGGTTGAATTATTTGCAAAAGCATTTGCACCTAAAGCTGTTTGACCAGTTTGACTACCACCACCCTTACCAACAGTAAGACCTGATATAGAGGCATCTACTGTGTCGGTTTGTTGACCTGTAAATGTTTGAGCAGCCAAAGTAGCTAAAGTGCTATTAACTGCTGGCACATTAAGTGAAAAATTGGTAGAAGGATTAGGGCCAACTAAGGCTGTTTGCCCACCTGCTGTTGCTTGAAAGACTAATTGACCCATGATTTTTTCCTATGGTGCTATATAAATTGTAGAAGCAGTTAACGCTCCTGTTGATGGATGATATTTTAACTTAGTTGAACTTGTTTTTAAACCTGTATTGCCTGATGATGCGCTGACAAAAGTAACGTAATAATCGCTATTTGTTGTTGTATCGTCAGTAATGGCTACGTTTGTAGCGTTTGTTGCAGTAGTCGCAGTTGTAGCAGTTGTAGCTGATCCTGCGCTTCCGTCAATGTTTGTTCCTGTTAGACTAATTGATCCGCTTGCACGATTTAAAGCTATAGCAGTAGTGCCAATATAAACAGTAGAATTGCCTAAAACACCACTTGGAATCGTTCCTGATAGATTTCCAGCAGTTAAACTTGTTAGCGATGCGCCTGATCCGCTAAACCCTGTAGCTGTAAAAATGCCTGTAGAAGGGTTGTATTGGAGCTTAGTAGAGCTTGTATATTCCGTTGATAGGTTTCCGCTTGTTTGATTTGCAAACAAAGGATAACGAGTGCTATTTGTAGTGGTGTCATCAGTAACAGTCGCATAAGAGGTAGGAGTAGTCCAAGTAGGAGTTCCTGTGCCACCTGATGTTAATACTTGACCTGATGTGCCTGCTGCGCTAAAAGCTGTTGTGCTTGCGCCTGATTGGTAAGGAATTGCGCCTGCTACGCCACCAGCTAGATTAGTAGAAGTCGTAGCTGTTGTGGCAGACCCTACTGAAAGCGTACTCTGAGCAACATATTGTGGAGCAGAGCCACTAGACGTTAATACATAGTTTGCAGAGCCAATTCCTAAGAATGTTGTTGCGCCTGCGCCTGATTGATAAGGCAAAGAGCCTGCTAAACCGCCACCAATGTTTGTTGCTGTTGTAGCACTAGCTACTGCGCCACTTACGATTGATCCTGATATTGATGTAATCCAGCTAGGATTTGAGTAGCTACCAGTTGTATATACGCCATTTGTGACAGTTGCAGCGTTGCCTGAAATGCTAATACCCCATGTGCCACTTGCGCCTGTGCCTGTCGTGCTAGGTGCGCCAATAGTGTTATATGAGATTGTAGGTGCTGTAGAGCCGTTATAAGTTATAGGTGAAGCACCGCCTGTGCCAGAGCTATTAAATGTAATGCTATTCGTTACAGAGCTTGCAGTAGTTGCTGTTGTTGCAGTTGCAGCATTTCCACCAATGCTTAATCCTGATGCTGTGCCTGTTAGCCCAGTTCCAGCACCGCTAAAACTGCTATTAGCAGTAATGGTAGTACCAGTAATAGCTGAAGCAGTAGAAGCTCCAATAGTTGTTCCATTGATTGATCCCCCTGTAATTGCTACGCTATTGGCATTTTGCGTTGACATTGTGCCAAGCCCAGAAACTTGAGTATTAGTGATTGCAATACTTGTATTCGTTACGCTAGTGACTTGACCTTGTGCGTTTGTTACAAAGACAGGAACTGCGCTTGCAGAGCCATAAGTGCCTGCTGTTCCTATGTTAGTAATACTAAATGTATTAGAATTAAGGGATAACCCTGTGCCAGCATAATAAGTATTTACACTAGAAAACTGAACCCAAGGCATAGCTGTGACATTAATTGTGCCTGTTTGTGTTGCTGTGCAAACCCAACCTGTATCTGCTTGACCGCCATTTAAAACGACTGTGTATGCGCCTGGCACTTCTGACCAGACATCCATATCAGTAGATCGAGTCCAAGTGCTTGCAGATGCAATATAGATACCGTTATATTGGCTAAAGCCTTGATTCTTGACAAGAACACGATCACCAGCTAGGGTTGTATAGCCATCAATCGTTTGAAGCCCTGAAAGCGTAATATTGGTTGTTGTAGCGACTTGACACGCTGCTTTAGGGCCAAGACCTTGAGCTACAGTATCAACATAAAACTTATTAGCAATATCAGTATTAAAGCTAGGTGTAGTGCTAATTTGTCCTGTGGTGGCTGATACATTAATAAATACCCCTGTAGATGGGCTTGTAGCACCAATTGTAGAACTATCAATCGTGCTGTTAGTAATGGTTAACCCTGATTGAACAGGGTTTATCGTGGCATAAAAAGGCATATTCTGCCCGATGAACGTATTAAACGACCCATCCAAGTTAAAATACGCTTGGACAGGCAGTAGATTCTGGGTTACAGAATCATTTATGCTAGACATAAATTACCTTTAATAGGCAATACAGTTAATTAAAACCACATCTCCAGCAGACATATTTGCAGCAGCGCCTGTTGTAACAGAATAGCTAGTAAATGTAACTGATGTTGCTGTGCTACCTGTTAGCTGTAAAAACAATGAGCTTCCACTTGTTACATCGGCAGCAAAAGCTAACCAACCATTAGGGGCTGTAGGAAGGCTAATTGTTCCGTTCGCTGCGCCACCTGTGCCGACTGTTACTTTAAAACAAAAAGTGCTACTAGCAAGAACAGTAGGGCTTGTGCCAAAACCACTAGAAACTGTAGGAAGCGTGGTAGAAGCAACTAAATTATTGCCAATAGACAATGCACTTGCATTGTATGGGGCATATAAAGCATTACCACCTTGACCATATAAACCTAAACAGTTGTTATTGGCATCGTATTCAGCCTGAACTGACAATAGATTGATAACTGAACTACTTGCTACGCCTGGGTTTGCCATAATTATTCCTTAGTTTTGATCGACCATAGGCAATACATATAGCGTATTAGCTGTTCCAATAGCTGTA